TCCGCCATATCTTGTAAAAGAAATATATGAACTCTTAAGAATATTACCCTTAGCGTCCTTCCCGGAAGCAAGACCTATACTTGCTACTGATTCTGTGAAGTTTGTAGCACTAGGAGTCGTATGATCAAGTACTAACGAGTCATTGACGCTACCACCTGCTCCAGAGTAATCATTACCAAGAACAAGAGCCTCCGTAAATGATCCGTCTGTGGTAGGTACGAACCCTAAGTACCCACGAGACCTTCCAGTCCCGAATAAAGTCAAGTTCTGCTTCTCAAGTCGCATATGGTTATTAGCACTTGTTGGGTCCTCTGTCATGATAAGGCAACCTTTAAGAGAACCTGAGCGGATATGTTTAGCTTCTACATATCCATCTAAGTAAATCTTCTTAGCTTGAATTGCTGCGGCTTCACTTGAGAGATTGATAGCTCCTATTACTCCGTTGCTATCTACTTTTAAGCTAATGTTCTGAGAGTTGACTTTAATTTCTGATTCGTGTCTATCTACAATAGCTTTACTCCCATAGCGTCCGTCTCCTTCTGTTTTAGTGTAAACGTCCGTAGACTTAGCTCTTAAGTTTATCTCCTGTGTAGTCTGCTGAAATTGAGTATCATATAAGGAGTTACGTGTATTATATTCTGTCTTAGTAACACGATCAGCAACCTCTTTAACCATAGCATCATAGTTTACAATGTCTTTAGGGTTCTCTAAGTAAGTGGGTAGTTTATCGCCTACGTTACATTGAGGCTCTGATACCCAAACAGTCCCGGCTCTTCTAATCCATATCTCTATACGAGCATGTGTAATAGGAGCGTCTGGAGCTTCATGCTCAGTAGTAAATCTAACCCATTGATTATCAATTAACGAGTCTTGGAACTCCATTTGCTTGTAGCCACCTACAGAAGTCGCTCCATTGAAGAACTCTATTTTAAAGGCAGCTCCTAATGTAATAGCATATTTATCTGTAGTGTAGAGCATAGCAGAGAATTGGAACTTCCCTTGTTTCTGATAAGCAGGTACATCTTGATAGATACCGTGCCAGATATTTGTATCAGTGTGAGTTGTTTCAATCTTAACAGACCTACTTGCTCCATACCTGCGAGTTTCATCTACTGTGATTTTTCTATCTGTACTGTCCTTGTCAGCGTTCCATCTATCTAGAGAGGGAGTCGATGTTGAAATATTCCCAAAGCTATCTAATGTATATTTTACAAACTGAGTATTCATTAGGAGATTATCCGCTCCAAGTTCGCCAATATACTCCTCCATTTGCTTCTCAGATACTTTTGTACCTAGCTCACCTTTAATGTTTGTAATCTCAGTAGTAATCCCTACAGTGTCTGGTACCAGTGGTTCCCAGTTAGTTCCATCCCAAAGTTTTAATATCTTGGCAATCGGATCACTGGAGTCTAGCCATAAAGTTTTACCTGCTTCTAGGTCTTCTGTAGGAGCAGTAGGACTCTCAATAATAGCCGTCTGCATTTTATCCATGTTATCTTGCACCTGTGTAGCAAGGTCCCTTGCAGTTTGTGATTCCTTTTGAGCCTCATCTGCTTTCTTTCCTGCCTCAGTAATAGCATCAGTCTGACTGTTTACTTTCTCCTGTAATTGATTAAACATCTCAGCAGGTACTTTATCTTGAAGAGAAGCTAAGATACGTTGATAAGCTCTGTAGGCGGCATCATCATTGTTTTGAATCTCTCTATAGTTACCGAAATAGAACTTGTCCTGCCTAGGATCTTTAAATGACTCATCTGCAGCAATAGCTCTAGCCTCTAAGAAAATAGGAGGGCTAATAGATTTATCTTTAATGAATACAGTGTCTCCTTCATTGATCGCCTCATGTGTCAGACCTGCAATTTTAGCTAAAGAGACAGCGTCAACTTCATAGACTACATTTGTAGCTATTCGCTTTTTAAGAGCAGCCTTTGTCAATGTGAGCAGGCGCTCTGGAGTCATATTTTGATTATCAGTCTCTGGAGTATAAAACCCAAAGCGATGCTTCCCGTTTATGTTCCATCGTTGAAAGGCTTCATCATCCACTACGTAGGGAATGCCATTGTTAGCATCTGCTACAGTGATTACCTTCTCTTCTCCGTCTGATCCCTTTACAGTTACATATCCTATAAGTGTAGTGATAACTCCCTCTGAGTTCTCTTTACGGACAATCCCCTGCAGGTCTTTCCCTATGGTGATTTCCTTAGCTGTTAATCTGCCTCGTTTTTCTACCAGGTCTACATATCTCTTAACTATAAATGCTCCCTGGACAATAACTCTGTATTGCAGTTCATAACCATCAAATGCAGAAGCTATCATATTATTAAACTGCAGAGGTGAAATAAACTCTGTAATGGTCATGCTACGAGTCCCCGTAATCTCAACGTTCCCTACAGACCAATCTGATCCGTTTAAGGACATAGCTAAATATTGCTGAGCAGTCATTGAAGAGAGCTTTTGAGGAGGGAAATAGGATTCTCCTGCAAGTAAGGTCCACTCCCCACTTGCAAATATCGTAACTGTATTAGTTACAGTGTCTTTTTCCGTCTCAGTGATAACATAAGGAGTCATTATACCGGGACGGGTTTCTTTTATGATGATATTTTGTTGCTGCAAGAGAGGTTCATAAGGGGAGCTCTCAAGTATTTTGAAGTCTAACATATCTACGGAGTTTTTAATTTCCCAGTGTCTTTTGTCCTCTACATATTCATGAGCGCGTATAACTCCTATTACTAGTTTTGTTTTAAAGTCGACTATGTGTAAATCTCCGCTTTGCTTTCTCATTATCTGTATCTCTCCCTATATGTTATCTTTGCGGTACCTATAGCCTTAGGACGTACAATAACCTCATTTACTCCTCTCTTTATGACAGGAAAGTCACTGAATAGATCCTTAATACTTATAGCGTTCTTCCCGTTTATCGTTACAAGGGCTCTCTCTGTATCAATTACAATACTGTCTCCTTGATCTACAATGTAAGGAGTAGCATCTACAGGTATACTAAACTTCTTGTACACTTTTAAGTCTTCTATAAAGATTGCGTCTAGTGGGCTGTAATCTCCGTATCTAAATATCCCTACGGCTACTTTTGTTACCGTTGAAGCAGTAGCAGGATTAGAATTATTTATATCTCTCCAGGTTTCTATAATAGTCTCATAGTCCTGGTAGGTCCCTTTCTTGTATAAAGCGGAATAAGCTGTCCATACATTCCCCTCTCGTGTTAGCATGACATGTCCTCTGAAGTCTGTGAACGAGCTAGGTGTCCTTCCAGTATCATCTATAAGTGTTTTCTCTTCAGGTCCATCATTTATGACTGTATAAGCTTTTGTGATTGAAGAAGTGTCGTATTCGTCCTTCATTCCTAATTGAGCAACAATATTGTCATTAGCATCTAATAAGAAGAGCATGATAGTTCCCATTCTGTTATAGCTTAAAGAGTCAAAAGAAAGTCTCATATCAACTTTGAAGTCTGTAGCTCCTCCAGGAGGAAGGGATTGCTTAAGTATTGGACCGTACCATGTATTTTCCTTAATAGGTCCATACGTTTTAGGACGGAAACCATGTCCACTTCCTGCTATTTCCATAGCTCCAGAACCTTCAAAAAGTGAGCCTAGTTGTCCTGTATGAGAAGACCACTTAGAAAGATCATCCATCTTGTCCCATATCACACGAGACTCTTGAGCAACTAGCTTTGTCTTCGGTCCAGTCGGATAACCTAGACGGAAATATTCATTGCCATTCCAGACATCTATAAAAGGACTCTTGTCCATTACATTTATCTCTACAATAGGATTTGACTCTACAGTCCCTTTATTAGCAATATCCACTTTTAAGTCGGTCCCTGTAGCATCAAGAGCAAAGTCTTTAACCTGTGTAGTTCCAAGCTTATAAGGCATAGGACATACAAAGCGTAAAGATCCTTTACCTTTGAAAATTAATTCCTCTAGGTCCGTCTCTCCGTCAAGCATAGCCATGTAGGTTCTGTCTGCCTCATCATCAAAAATGAGCTCCTTTGGTTCATCTTGTATGAGCCAGTCTGCTAAGTCTTCTTTCTTCTTCTGCAAGTCCGCTTGATCTTTAGCCTTAAGTGTCACAGGGATCTCAATAACTCTCACTTTCGTGTTAGTCTGCAGGTAGTATCCGCCTGGTCTTCCTGGAGCCGTCAAGATATCACGCTCAATAGGAGCCCACGCTACACGGTTAAAACCCATCATGATATATAAGTAATCTCGCTTAGTTCCGTTAAATTTAAAACTAGCCATGTTATCAATTCCCTTTGCTTTATTTAAAAAGAGCCCTCCATAGTGGAAGGCTCACAAGTTGTTCAATCTAGAAAGCAGGGACCACTTGAGGAGCAAACTGAGCTTGTCTACTTGTTCTACGCTTGTTAGCATTGTCAACGTCCTCAGATATAACCTCACCTACTACTTTTTTATCCATAACAAGATAAGTAGGCGCCTTCTCTTCATTAGCTTGTCCTTGCTTTTCTTGGCGTGCATTTTTGTCTTCTTTGCTCTGTCCAGTGATTCTTTCATAAGAAGTAGGAGCCATCGAGATTGATCCGTTTAAGATTTCATCTACTTTAGGGAGTTTGAAGCCTGGAGATACTCCCATGTTTAAATCTTTGAAGTTATCATTACCTAAGACGTTCCCTAGCTCAATGTCATTAGAAAGAGCTTCAAAGCCACTCAGGACTGCATCAGCCATTTTTGTAGCTGCTTTTACTGCATCGCTTGTCATATCTGTAATACCTACTGCAAGACCTTCAGTAATGAATCCACCTACGCTCTTCATTACCCTCGAAGGAGAGTGAATGTCAAAGAATCCTGTTACAGCATCTTTAACCTTTCCAGCAACCTTTTTAGCTGCATTGATAGCGTCTGAAGCCATCCCACTAATACCATCAGCAAGACCTCTCACTATATCCTTACCTGCACTCAATAACATAGAGCCTGCATTAGAGAAACAGTCCTTAATAGCTTTAACAATGTTGTCTTTTACCGTCGAAGATACTTCACTAGCCATCTTAGCAATACCTTTGATGAGCTCCCAAATGATTTTCACACCTGCTTCAAGAATCTGAGGAAGGTTTGCTATGATAGTTTTAATGATTTCATAGATAATCTTTAAAGCAGCAGCAGCTAATTGAGGAAGAATTTTAACTATCCCTTTAATGATTTCCATTAGGATTTTTACGCCTGCTTCGAGAATCTGAGGAAGGTTATTCATGATAATAGTAATCAACTGAGTTACAATCTTTATAGCCGCTTGTATAATCTGAGGTAGCATTTTAATAATTCCGTTTACGATTGCCATTAAGATTTTTACACCAGCGTCTAATATCTTCGGCAAGTTTTGGAGAATCATAGTGACAATCTTATCAACCAACATTACAGCCGTACTGATAAGGTTAGGAAGTACCTTTACAATTCCGTTAATAATAGCCATCAAGATTTTAATACCTGCGTCTAATATTTTAGGAAGTAAAGTTATAAGAGAATTTAGTAAAGTATCCATAATCTTTAAGGCTGCATCAATAATTTTAGGAAGATTGTTAACAATTCCATTGATAACTGCCATTAAGATTTGCATACCAGCGTTCAGAATAATAGGAAGTAATGTTCCTACAGTGTTCACTAAAGTGTTGATAAGCGTAGTAGATACATTCACTAATGAAGTAACAGCCGTAGGTAATACTTGCAAGATACCTTCAATGACCTTTGTTAAGATTGCTACACCTTGAGCTATAAACTGAGGTAGGTATGTTGTGATTAAATCCACCATAGTTGTAATAACTGTAGTTATAGCGGTAGTGATAAGTGGCATCGTCTGAGTGATTCCTTGAATGATGGTAGGTAAGAATCTAGAAGCAGCTATTAGGAGTCCTGGAAGACCTCCTACAAGCATAGCGATTAGAGACGGCATAATAGTAGAAAATATAAGTCCTAACTGTGATGTGTCTCCTCCGATAGCCAACCTTATAGCTTCAACGAGCCCAGTAATTGTATTACGGATAGTAGCTACTGCACCTCCTAGGAGTAAAGCAGCATTTTGGACCCCTAAAGGAAGCTGACTAATCCATACGTTCATAGTGTTTCCTGTAGCGACAACTCCTACGATATACTTTGATAGAGTCGCTAGTGATGTTCCAAATGAGTTTAACGATACAAGTAATGGAGCTATTGCGTTTGCGATTCCCTGTATAGGTGCAGGCATTGTAGCAACCACGTCTGCAAAGTGGTCTCCAGTGATTAAAACACTAGCTAAGTAAGTCCCTAAAGTAGCCATCGCATTAGCAAATGAGTTAAGAGCCACCATAGCAGGAGCCAGTGCTGTAGCTATTCCCTGTATAGGTGCAGGCAAGTTAGAGATAACATCACTAAAGCTATCACCTGTGAGAAGTACATGACCTAAGTATTTTCCTAACTCAGTAGTAAGGGAGATGAATTGCTTTATTCCTGTAATTGCAGCCGTCAGAGCTTTTCCTCCAAGATCCATGAGAGAAGATGTCCATTGCTTCATTGCCGCTACCGCTCCAAGAATACTCTTCTTGAATGTCTCGTTAGTCTTCCACAAGTGAGTAAATCCTACTACAAGTCCTGCTATAGCAGCAGCAAGTATCCATGCAGGAGCAGACATCATAGAGAATCCAGTAATGATAGGCATTATGACAGGCTTAATAGCAAACAAGATAGCTCGTAATCCCTTAAAGTATCCAATCCCTAAAGCAAGCGGAGTAAGGACTACCATTAGAGCAGGTACAAGCATCATCATGCCTTGAATGAATTTAGCCAAAACTGGATGAGCTTCATTAAACTGAATGACCATCTCTGCAAGTTTGGCAATAAAGTTATACATCGGAGTCATTACCGAAGCAAATGCACTCACCATTGGTTCAAACGCTTTAGCTAGCTTCTCAAGCATATTGTTGAAAGCTTCAGCGTACTTTGTGTTATCCTCCATAGCTTTCCCATGAAGAGCTCCGTAGAATTTAGCAGCACCTGCAGCAGCGGCTCCGAAGATTATCGGAAGTGCCATCATTTGAGTTCCCAAATCACGTATAAAGTCATTGTATTTCTT